AACTTGAACAACCTACAACCGTAGAGTCCGTAGTGTTCCCAGAACCAGAAGACGATACCGAATAATTTATGACAACTAAAACTGCTGAAGGCTTATACACCTCCCTTGAGGGGAAGCGACATCAATACCTAGACCGCGCTCGCTCCTCAGCAAAACTCACACTTCCATACGTCTGCACAGACGAAGGCTTTGGAGCGCATAGCCGATTGGACACACCTTTTCAGGGCGTTGGGGCACGAGGAGTAAACAACCTCGCTTCAAAATTACTGTTGGCACTTCTACCTCCCAACGCCCCCTTTTTCCGTCTCGCAGTGGACGAATATGGACTACAACAAGAAGGCGCTCCACCTGAGCTAGTCACAGAGATTGAGAAGTCTCTACAGCAGGTCGAAGAGTCCTTCATGGAGGAAGTCAGTAGAGGTACATATCGTACTGCACTGCACGAAGCTATTAAGCAACTCATCGTCACTGGTAACGCTTTACTATACGTCCCTGACGATGGTGGCGTAAGAGTGTTCCACCTTGACCGCTTCTGTGTTGAGCGTGACCCAATGGGTAATGTTCTATACATCTGCACCAAGGAATCCCTAAGCTACATGAGCCTCACTGAGGAAATGAAAGAAGTAGCAGGGGCTAACGAAGGCGGCTCTGATGATGAAGTAAATTTATACACAGCAGTCTGTCGTAAAGATAAGGGCTGGAAAGTCTGGCAGGAAATCAACGGCAACGTTATTCCCAAGTCAGAAGGCTTCTATGGTCTAGACAAGAATCCATTTATCCCTCTGCGTTTCACACGTATTGACGGTGAGGACTACGGACGTGGTTATGTTGAGGAATACCTCGGTGACCTACAGTCCCTTGAGTCCCTCACACAAGCTATTGTGGAAGGTTCTGCCGCCGCCTCTAAGGTTCTATTCCTAGTTAACCCTAACGGCACAACCAGAGCTAAGACACTAGCCGAGAGTCCCAACGGTGCAATCACACAGGGCAACGCTCAGGATGTCACCACCCTACAGGTAAATAAGTTTAACGACTTCCGTGTGGCACAGGAGACAATCGAAACAATCAAAGACCGCCTAGGTCACGCCTTCCTTCTTACCAGCGGTACTGTACGCCAAGCTGAGCGTGTTACCGCTGAAGAGATACGTATGTTAGGTATGGAGTTAGAGTCTGCCCTCGGTGGTCTCTACTCTCTTCTAAGCAGTGAAATGCAACTTCCATTGGTCAATCGTCTAATGGAGGTAATGAATAAGAAGGGTAAGTTACCTAAGATTCCTAAGGACGTTGTGAAGCCCATCATCATTACAGGTGTTGAAGCTTTAGGACGTGGTAATGATTTACAGAAACTAGACCTGTTCCTAGCTGGAGCCGCCCAAGTGGTAGGCCCCGAAGCTATCGCTCAGTACGTCAAGGTTTCCGAATACTTTAAACGGAGGGCAATCTCCCTCGGTATCAAAACCGATGGGCTGGTTAAGTCCGAAGAAGAAATGGCAATGGAGGCTCAGCAAATGCAACAAATGCAAATGGCTGAGAAGTTAGGCCCCGCTGGTATTAAAGCGATGTCTGACCAATCCCTTGCCCAACAACAACCAACAAGCGAGCAAATAGATGGCTAATTACCAATCAGTATCAGTACAAGAACACACCGAGGAAGAAAATGTCTCCCTCGAAAAGCAAGCCGCCATGCAAGAAGAAGCGGCTGAGCAACGCAATCAATCAATTGAATCTAACACCGAAGAGCCCCAAGAGGAAGTCCAAGAGGAAGCCTCAGAGGAACGCCCAGAGTGGCTAGACGAGAAGTTTGAGTCCCCAGAGGACTTGGCTAAAGCCTACAACGAACTTCAGAAGAAACAATCATCCAAGCAATCTAAAGCTAAGAAAGACGACGCCCCTGCCGAAGAAGAAGCAAGCGTTAGTCTGAACTCCTCCGTACAAAAAGCTACCGAAGAGTTTGCTGAGTCTGGTGTTCTTACTGACAAGACCTTCATTGAGCTAGAGAAAGCAGGACTACCCCGTAGTTTCGTAGAAGCTTACATAGCGGGTCAAGAGAGCATGAGTACGTCACAAGCCTTAGACATACAGAACGAAGTAGGAGGCAACGCTAACTACAACGCTATGTCCGACTGGGCTTCAGAAAACTTATCTGATGGTGACTTAGATGGCTTCAACAGCATCGTAGAAAGCGGCTCAATAGACCAAGCTAAGATGGCTGTTAAAGGTCTCTATGCTCAGTTCATCTCTGCTGGTGGTCAGCCCCCTGAGTTATCTCAAGGTGGTACTAGCGGTTCCTCTGTTAAACCTTTCGGGTCAGCGGCTCAGGTAACTGAAGCTATGCGCGACCCTCGTTATTCATCAGACCCAGCGTTCCGCGACAACGTAGAGAAACGTTTAGCGGTCTCCAACGTCCTTTAAACTATGTCTATAGAATTATTATCCATGCTGGGAGGCGGTATTACTGGCTTCCTAATGCGTCTCATATCGTCTCAAGCGGAGGCTCAAGGCAGAGCCTTAGATGCTATGCTCCAGAAACAGGAGATGGCTGACAAGTCTGCTGAAGCCGCCGCAGGGCGTGGAGGCGTGTGGGTAAGACGTGTGATTGCAGTGAGTATATTGTTCGCTGTTATCGTTGCTCCTTTTATCTTGTCTTTCTTCCAAGTGCCTATTGCCTTGGAGAACAGTTCAAGTGGAGGGCTCTTTTCCTTAATATTTGGTCAAAATAATGAATACATTAACGTCGACGGTTTCGTCCTTCTACCAGAAGTGCGTCAAGGCATGCTTGCTTTGCTTAGCTTTTACTTTGGCTCCTCTATGGTTAAACGCTAGCAATGAAAATAAAGTTATATCATTACACGAGTTCGTTCGGCTCATCCCTCTATGGGAAGTTCCGTACGGCAGTCGCCCGACTATTGTTGGAGACGGAGGTCTTGCTTATGGGGTGTACCAAATCCATCAAGTTATGGTGGACGACTACAATCGTATCACGGGCAGTAAAGTTGCGCACACTGTGGCGTTCGACCCTGACTTCAGCTTCGTCATCGCTTTCAAAGTTCTGGAACACTATTCAGCGCATATTAGAGGATGCGGAGAAGAAGTAACCATCAATCACCTACTGTTCATCTGGAACGGAGGCGGGAGTGCATGGAAGCGAGTAAGCAATCCTAAAGATGATTTGAAACAAGACAATCTACTTCGGTATAAACGCCGAGCAACCCCAATAATAAAAGAATACATAAATGGCAAAGAGAAAAGGCGTAAGCCTTCGGAAAGAGCATAAGTCTAAGAGCGGGGGTCTCTCCAAGAAAGGAAGAGACTACTACAATCGTAAGACTGGTTCTAACCTCAAAGCCCCACAGCCCAAAGGCGGAGCAAGGAAGCGTTCCTTCTGTGCTCGCATGAGTGGCGTTAAGGGGCCTATGAAGGACTCCAAAGGTAGACCGACCCGTAAAGCTCTCGCCCTTAGAAAGTGGAAATGTTAATATGATAAATAATCTAGGAGTAATGCGCTCAGCAATAGAAGGTATACAAAAGATAAAGCAGAATCATGGTTCGATTATCAATGCAAGGCGAAGCTACCTCTCTATTAAAAAGAAAAGAGAGGACGAAAGAGCTGAGAGAAAGCGTAAGATTTTAGCCCAGCGTAATCAATAAAATTATGTCCCTATACAGAAATATGAATCGTCGCCGTAAACTCGGCATCTCCCGTAGCAAAAAGAAGTCTACAGTGAGCGATAAAGCCTATTCTAATATGAAGAAGGGCTTTCCTAAAAAGAAAAAATAACTTTCGTCCCTAAGCTAGTAGTAGCGTAAGGCCCTTTGAGGAGGATAACCTTAGACAAGCAAACCCTGCCCACGGACACCTCAAACCCTCAATACTAATCCAAATAAGGAATAAAAATCATGGCTAATGGCAATACAAGTCCCTCTCGTTTAGGGCAAGTAAATGCTTCAGGTGATGTAAATGCGTTGTTCCTGAAGGTGTTCTCTGGTGAAATCCTAACTACGTTTGAAGAAACAAACGTGATGAAGGACTTGCACATGGTACGCACCATTCAGAATGGCAAATCTGCACAATTCCCTGTTACTGGTATCGCATCCGCGAAATACCACACTGCTGGCGAGAATATCGCTGACGGAGGTAACAGCTACCTGTCTGCAATCAAACACGCTGAGCGCGTCATCTCTATTGATGATGTACTCATCTCATCAACGTTCATCGCAAACATCGACGAACTAAAGAACCACTACGACGTCCGTAGCATCTACGCTAAGGAACTCGGTAAGGCACTCGCAAAACGTTTCGACATCGCTACGATGAAGACTCTTGCCGCCGCCGCTCGTGGTACTTCAGAAATCGGTGGAGATGACGGCACTATTCTTGGTGCTTCCTCTTCGTTGTTCGCTGGTGCTAACGCAACTGCGGCTGAACTTATCGACGCTCTTTATGGCGTTGCTGAGTCTCTCGACAGTAAGGACGTAAGCGACGAAGGTCGTTTCGCTGTCCTGAGCCCTGCCGACTACTACACCCTAATCACAGCAGACAACAGCGCAGTGTCGCTCGCGGCTAATCGTGACGTAGGTGGTGTTGGTAACATCGCAACTGGTACAATCAGCCAAGTCGCTGGTATCAATCTTGTAAAGAGCAACCACCTTGCCGCCATTAAGGTCGCTGAGGCTTCTCAAGACCAAGATGATGATGGCGTCAACAATGATGTCTTCGGTGCTAGCGGTACTGGCTACAATGGTGACCTCTCTGCTACCCGCATCCTTGCAGGTACTAAGGAAGCTATCGGTACAGTCAAGCTCCTCGACCTCGCTACAGAGTCCGAGTACCAAATCGAACGTCAAGGTACGTTGTTCGTTGCTAAGTATGCAATGGGACACGGCGTCTTGCGTCCTGAGTGTGCTGTAGAAGTACGCTAAATTAATTCTGAGCCCCCATTGGTTAATTCCTTTGGGGGCTCTTTTTTATTTACCTCAAATTAGAAAAAAAAATATTATGGCAGACTTTTCAAACACAGCAAACACTGGCAACAATCCAGACGAGTGGTTCACTAATTACGCATACACAGCAGGTACGGATTTGGTTAGCTTTAGCCTCAATGGCGCACTACCCCAGACAGGAGTTCTTGATGACGATTTAGACGCCGACAGCGGAGACGTTCGTTCGGTTTATCTCGCTGTAGCAGAGGCGCTTTTCCAAGCTTACGATGGAAAAGACGCTTCCGCAAGCACAACCTCAACACGGCTTAGAATGACAAAAAGTCAGGCTATACAGAATTTTGCTCCCATTCAGGGCAACGCTGACGGAGTGGAGGAGGATATTCGTTACACAACCTACACAATCCACGTTCAAGAGGAGGGCGAAACTTCATCCTTCTTTGTCCCTAAGGGCGTAAAAGCTGAGTAACCCCAATGATATATGGCTATTAAAGATGATATGGAAGACGTCCAAGAGGCGGTTATCAACGAATTGATTACAGAGAATGGTATCACCAATACTCTAGCAGACGGACAAGTTACTCCTGCTAAACTTTCTCAAGCATACCTGCCGTTAACTGCGCAGGGGCATATTATCATTTCCAACATACCCACAAGCTCCGCTGGACTCACTTCTGGCACTATCTACTCTGATGGTGGAACTTTAAAAATAGTATAACTTAAAAAAGAATGACAGACGTAAACTCTACCTACACTTCACTCAAAGATGCCATAAACATCGGCTTGAGTTGCCTCGGTGAAACACCTGTAAGCGCACCTGATAACACCTCAACTAACGTTGTACTTGCTAAGCAAATCATCGAGGAGGTTAGTCGTGACGTACAGAGCAAGGGTTGGTGGTTTAACACGTCTGGTTCTGATATCTCCATCCTCGGCAACAGCGGCAGTGGAGCCGCAGAGAACTTCGCTAGTACAGGGGGAACAAACAACGCAGGTATCCCAGAGGAAGCTCGTCGTTACATCGCTATACGTGCCGCTCGTGTCCTTCAGTCACGCTTTGTAGGCTCTGAGGAGCTCCTGAAGTTCTCCTTTCAAGAGGAGCAGGTAAGCCTCGCTATACTGACACAAGCCCACGTACGCAACGCAGGAGGCTCAACTAGTTTTAATTCATTCCCTGCCGACCTAAAAGGCATGGGAGTAGAGGAGGTATTGTTCCTCCAGCAGTCTGCCGAGGAAAAGCTACTATCACTACGGCTCGTCACAGAGC